CATACGCTTACCCTTCTCTAGTAACCAACCCTCAGGTATTACTCGATGCGCCCACTTGAATCCATTCTTCTCACACCAATCACAGTACCTACTCTTAGCACCCTTATATAGTTTAGAGTTTGCGTTACTAAATACAAAACGTATATCTAGTTTAGGGTGTTGCTTCTGTATTTCTACGTGCTTGCGCCTATCTCCAGAACTGAATAACCCTTTTGTCTCAATTATAATACCGTTGTCTAATTCGAAGTCTGGTGTATAGGTGCGATACTTTAAATCTTCCCACTCTATCTTTAACTTTTCATAAGATACAATCTTCTGTCGTGTCTCTAAGAATGTAGCGGCCTCTAGCTCAAGGCCACTACGATAGTTTCTTCTGTTGTGTTTACGAACCACTGCCATCTCCAACAAGTACATACTCTACAAGAGGTGCTTCTTTCTTACCCTTATACACACGTGAAGGTAGTTCCTGTAGATCCCAACACTTGTGCTTGAAGTCACACCAGTGACACTTAGAATTAAGTACTAGGTTACCACTAGGCTTCTTGAAGTATGTCTCAGGTACTGGCTCATAGCAACGCTTGAACGGTTCATCACTCTCGATGTAGTCCACAGTAGATTGGATGCTATCTATTACAGCTTCCTTATCCACATCAGATGCGTCTACATACTTAAACTCACCGTTCCCTTTGTTGACTACCCACCAGCCACCTACATCCTTTCCTGCAGCTTCTGCATAGCCTACAAGCTGTGATACATAGCCAAAGCTATCGTCCTTGTTTAGAGACTCAAAGCTTTCAAACTTATTCTTATATGACCAAGGAGAGGCAGACTTAACATCGTCAATCTTTCCATCCATCTCCATATCATATTCACCCTTGATCTCCTGACCATTAGGTAACTTGAGTGTGACAATCTCATTGTCTTTAAAGTCTTGGTCTACTGCACGTAGTAACCCTTTGAACACAGCCTCAACTATATCACCAAGGATCATGTTCATTAAGAAGTGTGGTGGAAAAGGTCTACGATCTTCTGGATCATTCTTTTCAAACCACAACTGACAAGGTGCTTTACCAATGTTAGACATACGTAGTCGGAAGTCGCCACGTGGGGGTGAGTTAAACTGTTTGTTCAACGCCGCCTCAACATCAGCGGCAACCTGCTTGGTCACCGCCTCTGTCATGTTTGCTTCACCAGCCAAAGCCTTCTGCAGAAAACTGTAGATTGCTAATTCTGCTGGGTGATTCATGGGCTTACCTCGATGAAGTCATTGTTGATAATGTCTGTTACTACAGACTCATCATCCTCAGACATAGCTTTGTCAAACCTCTCATGGTATAAGTCTAAGATCTTACCATTGCTGTACTCAATAAGCTCAATGAAATCTTTTAACATCTCATTGTCGCCCTCACCAAGATCAACCCTGTCACCTGATGCTGCTTTGATCTTACCGAACTTAGCACCTGTAGGGATACTATCTTCTACACCCATGAACTTAACAGTAGACATGATAGGTAGTAAGTTCTTGCGTTTGAGTACACTCAACACACCATTGATACTCTTGAGTGAGTCTCGGTTCTTAACGTCCATTACAAAGGGTACGTCTTTATACGCAGACTTATCCAGTGATTCACCCTTCTCATTGATAGGATCATCAAGTGTTACTGTGCCGTAGTAGACGTTGACACGCTTAACACTACGGATAACCTGCTTAGTAGCATCATCTAAAGCGTTAAAGTCTTCGATCCAACCTGACGGTCTACCCAAGTTGAAGCCACCTATGCTATCCTTCATATCACCATTGAGTGAGTTAGCTAAGACAGACTTCTCCATCTCTTCTGTTTCACTGTTCCAACGTTGCCACTGTTGGCGCTGGGCAAAGATACGTACTGTAATACCATTACTGTAGATCTTTTCGTCACCACGATTGAGGATGAATGCACCTACTGGTACTACCTCAGTCTTGATGGCCTTACCACCTACTTCAAGTTCACCCATAAGCGGTGAGTGTAGCATACCCATACGTGCTATGGATGGTGTTGATTCACCACCTGATGTAGACACACCCATAAGTTCTGCCATTGATTGTCCGCGTTCATTCGCGATTGATAGTTCATTGCTCATTTCTATACCTTTCTATAGATTCAAAGAGTTCCTAGTTATACATCATACGTCAACTGTGTCAAGCCAGTTTGGACCTATTTTTGCTTCAAGTAGTAATGGTACATTCATTTCTACGTTGTATGTTTTTTCTACAAGTTCATTGATGTTGTCGTTAAGTGACTCAATAATATCAATAACTTGTTGTTCTTCATCAGGGTGTATGTCAACTACCATACTGTCGTGTACTGAATTTACTACGACAGAGTTTAATGGTTGTAACAATTCGTGAAGTTCATTCAGTACAATAGGTACTATATCACCTGTGGCAAACCCCTGTACTGGATAGTTCTTTATCATTGTGAAGTGACTTGGCATACCATTATCTCTGCGTCTTACATTTGGGAAAGCGTACTGTCGTCCTGACTTATTAGTGATCTTCATAAAGCGTAGTGCTTCATCACCTAACTCCTTATGCCATGCAGCAATACCCTCATACTTCTCAATAAAATGTTTGTAGTAAGCGGCTTCAGCCTTAGATCTACCATACCCAGTAGCCCCGAAGAGGGGGGCAAATGTATGTGCCTTCGCTGAGGTCCTTGAGGTTTTCTGACCTGCATCTGTTATAACTTTTGCTGTGTAACTGTGTACATCAAACCCTGTACTAATCTCTTTCATAGCCTTCTCGTCTTGAGCAAGGAACGCAGCAACTCTAAACTCAAGTTGAGCAAAGTCAGCTTCCATTATCTTTCCGTTTTCCCATCGTGAAACAAAGACTTTCTTCACAGGAAACGTACCGCCACGTGGCATGTTCTGCATGTTAGGATTGCGCCCACTGAACCGTCCAGTAGCTGTTATGTGTTGTGTTAAACCTACATGTAAGAACCCATCATGCTTAGTGTAGTTTGATATACCCTCAACAAAAGAACTTAGGTAACTACTAACAGCAGACAAACGTTTTAGATCATTAAGAAAAGACTCAGCTTCTTTCATGTTATTGTTTCTTGCAGTCGCTGCTAAGATTTCTAAGTTGTCTTTACTTGTACTAAAACCATTAGCACTAATCCATTTCTTATTAGGAGCTGTGAATTTTAAACCTGCAATCTGTTTTGTTTCTGTTAGTTGAAAGCCTCGCGTGTCACAGTCCTTACACTTATTAGGTCTGGCATACTTTGTACCATCCTTCTTTACTTTATATGTTTTGCCTACACCCTCACAGGTAGGACATGTAAATGCTTTTGTTCTGTACACAGGCTTAGAGTTTGCTCTAACAGCATCCTTATATTCATCGACTGTAGATGTAAACTCAAACAGATCTGCCCATTCTTTCTTGTTAATCATACGCAGAGAGAACACAACCTGAGACATTTGTTCTGGACTACTAAGGTTTATAGGTGTGTCACCCATAAGCTCACGAACTTTCTTCTGTAGTCTACCCTCAATCTCTGCCTTCTCTTGTTCAAACTCTAATCTTACTTCGTCAAGGGCAGATCTATCCACCCTGATTCCCGACATGTACATTCTGGTAAGGGTTTTACAGGTGGTAAAGGTTGTATCTCTAATGACTTTGAGACCTTTGGATTCGGGCATGGCATAGTCTGCTTCGATACTATGGAACAACCAGCTAGTTGAGAGCAAGTCACACCTAAGATAAAAGCTAAGCTCATCCAACGGTATCTCATTTGTTGTGTACCCTTCTTTAAAATATCTTTTAAGTGTATCATCTTTCTGTACCTCTAGGTTTCTGCGTTCAGCACAAGCAGCTAAACTCAACGGAGTTCGTTGGCCTCTATCAAGTATGTACTCTGCTAACATAGTGTCATAGATCAAGCCATCATACTTGAATCCTGACTCCCATAGCCACATCATATCGTGCTGCGCGTTGTGCATTATGAGTAATGTTGTTAAGTCTAATATATCCTGGACTAGCTTATGCCCAGCGCCTGATGTATCCTTCGCCTCATCATGGTCTATATTTACAATATGTAATTCATCATGGTTGTCTGCATTAACCATACCAACTTGGACTAGATGATTGTTAATCTCAAACGGGTCCATGTGATCTTTGCCGTTACGTTTTGTTGTGCTGTTCTCAACATCTAATACTATTCTCATGTCTTACCTCAAGCTGAATAGATAGAGCGTGATCCATCTAGTACACAAGTAATCTTACCCTGATACCCATTCAACTTATTCTTGGCTAAGTTTAAGTAACGAACTGGATCTTCGTCTTCACCCTCAGCTTGTTGTGTCTTACCTATCAAGACCATTAGGTCAGCCTCAGCTGCCTTGCCTGTCTTAGATCCTTCCATCATCGCTTGGTTAAGGTCAGCCTTACCCTCTGCTTCAGCAGATAGTTGTGACATCCAGATTACACAGCAGTCATACTGCTTAGCAATATTACGTGCATGGATAGCAGCAGTCTTGAGTGTAATGTCACTCCTCTCACTGCTTATATCAGCAAACTTATCACCCATGTCAAGAACTACAATGTCGGGCTTCTCTTGTTTTACAACAGACTCAACCCATGCCATACCCTTACCTGTACTATCCTTGAACAAGACATTAGTGCGGATAGGTTCATAACGTTTCTGTGCCAAAGCTTTATTCTCTCTGACTTCTTTCATAGTCATATTAGATGAGGCACTGATATACCTTGCAGCAACACGTGTGTATGCCTCTTCGTTACATAGTATAATACACTTAGCACCCTGATGTGCAAAGCCTTGTGCACCTGCTATAAGGCTGGCATGGAAAGAAGTCTTACCAGTATTGGGACGAGCGCCAACCAACACAAGGTGACCACCACTAACGCCTTCCACCCTACGAGCCAAGGAAGATATGTTAAAGCTCCACTTGGATTCCAGAAGCGTTGCATCAAGTATTGTGTCAAGGCTATTGTCGTCCCAGTCAACACGTAGATTAGGAGTAAAATCATTTTTGTATTCCTCTAGTAGTCGTCGCAGAGGTTCTAAACTATCCTCTGTTCCATTAACAAAATCAAACCCTAGGTTTGCTACACGATCACCTACATGCTGTTGAAACAACTGTGACAATGTGTCTTGTGCTATCTCTTCTTTGATAGGCTCGGTAATTGCTATACGTTTAAACAGATCTTCATACGCTCCGCGAGTAGCGGTAGTAAGACTAGCATTCATTCTATTGAACACAGCCTCTAGATCCGCAACAGTTAGGTCACCCTCATAGGATTCCATAGCACCATCAAGTGCCTGTTTAATCTTACGTACATCCTTACTAAATATTTTATCTGGGCAACGTATGCCCTTGTGTTGATCATAAAAGTTACGATCTAGTAACGTTTTAATCAGTGCTAATTCCATCATTCTTTTTGTCTCCTACAACAATATATTATATATCTTCTAAGTGCTACTCATCACTCATGTTTAAGCTCCACGTAGTACGAACCTGCACTACTCTTATACGCAGCCATAATGTCTAACCACTGTTGGCTACTCATGATTAACATTTGATAAGCATCCATCTCAGGTTCGAACTGTCTCATGTATACAGTACCCTCATCTCCAAAGATAATCTCTATGTCTTCATGCTTACCAGAGTGATCTAATGTAGTGATGATTGATGCATCAGATTCAAACTCAACTGTGAACATCTGAACCCTCCGATACAATTATATTTACTTGTGCTACATTACCTACAACTTTAACGATCTTAAACTCTAATCCTTCTTTGGTAAGTAATCTTCTTAACATAGATACTGGTATCATACATCTGCCTTTCCTGTTAGTTTTATCAACCTAGCTAAATACCACTGTGATTTCAGTAGGTCTTCTTGTTTGTTCTTGTATCTCCATCGGTGTAGATACTTAGCTATGTTACCTCTTAGGTATCCTATATATTCTTCTTCGGTTAGGAAGTCTTCTATGTAATCAATACATTCAATACTACCTTTGCCATAATGCGCTGGGTTGTTTACATTATCCATTCTGTTCTCTGCTAATAGTTCTGGTATAGAGTTAGGGTCTATCATATCTTTAATAATCAATCAAGGCGACTGCATATCTCCTGTAGTTTTTCTAGGTCTTCTGGCATACGATACTTAATATCGTCAGATAAACTTAGTGCTATTGTTTTGTTGCCTGTCCAAAGTTCTATCTCTCTACGATACTCGATAGTCTTTGATACTGCGTCAGGATCTAGTGCAATCACAGCCTTATCATACTCACCTATCTTCTCAAAATGTTTATGATTCATGCTCGTACCCAGGATTGCCATACAACTAACGTCAGGTAACTCTTGATAGGCTACTAAAGCAGAGATTACATCCTCTACAATAACTATAGTAGAGCCTACACCTACTGTATAATAGTCTGCTGCACCTGTGTAGCGATACCACTTAGGTGTTTGAGTAGCACCCACTGCCCTACCTATAGCATCAATCATCTTATGTTTATTATATATAGGAAAGACTACGCGCTCTTGTTGTACATCATAGAAGGTGTTACCTACTATACCCCATCGCCTCATAAATCTATTGTGCTTAGTGTGTTGTCGTGTAGGTTCTACTAGCTGTGCTGGTATCTCCATAGTTTCTACCTCTATATTAGTTTGATCCTGCGCTGGGCGTAGTTGTCTGCGTATCTCAGATGCAGTCATGTCTGTATCAAACCTACCACCTACATTACACCCTAGCTTGTAACAGTTATACATCAATACACCTACTTCACAAGAGGCTGAGAAAGTATTCTTACCTCTACAGAAAGGGCAGTCACCTCGGTGTGGTCCATGTGCTGTTACAGATGCAGCATATTCTCTGTGCTGTTTCCAGTTATGTTTACTCATACTCTAGCCAACTTCTTTATACCATAGTGTTCTTCAGTGTTAGTTCTTATAGAATGACAATTAGAACACAACACCTGACACTTGAATATTTCTTCTTTTATTTTCTTGTTACTCTTAGTCTTCTTACCATAGCGTAGGTAGTGTGCTCTCTTTGCTATTTCAAACTTCTTATCCTTAGGATTAACATGATCAAACTCTAATGCCGCTGCATGTTCTTTGTACTTACAAATTTTACAACCCTTAATCAACTTATATCTATGCAGTATAGCCATGCCTTCATCATACTTTTTTCTTCTGCGTATATTATCTTTTTCTTTACTCTCTTCACTTCTCACTCTCATCTTCATTCCCTCTCGCTGATAGTGCTTTAGATGCACCACTCAATGTATTTACTATATAAGGTTTTACTGATTGTATATTCTTATGTCCTGTTACCTGCATAATATTAGCTAAGTCAACCCCACCTTCCATCATCTCAGTCACAGCAGTACGGCGTAAGTCCATAGCTGTAAGCTCTCTAGGTAGATTAGCTTCGTCCAGTACCTCATTGATAAGTAAGGATATTTCACTCTTATCGTAGGGTGTGTATGCCCCTGCTCTTGGCTTAACTCTAGGTGCTACATAATCCTGGAATCCAAAGTCTTCCTTCTGTTGTCTCAACATCTCACACAACCCATTAGATATAGGTAAATGTATCTCAGCATTACGTTTACTTTGTGTTAGGTCTAAGCGACACTGATCTAAGTCTAAATTATCCCAAGTCATAACTCTCATGTCGCCTATGCGCTGACCCCAATCGTATGCCATGTGTACTAT